CGCTGATACATGGGAAAAGATAGGTATGGCTTTACATCTCACATTAGGTTCTGTAAATCAAGCAGTTCGTAACTATGGTGTTGATCATGTAGTTTTTTGTTTAGAAGGTCATTCATGGCGTAAAGAGTTCTATACACCGTATAAAGCAAATCGTAAAGTCCAGCAACAAGATATGACAGAAGCAGAAGTCGAAGAGAGTCAGATGTTCTGGGAGACTTATGAGTCATTGATTAAATTTCTACAAGAAAAAACTAATGTCACAGTTCTACGTGACCCGAATGCTGAGGCTGATGATTGTATAGCACGTTTCGCCGCACTACATCCTGACGATGAGCATATCATTATCTCAACTGACACTGACTATCTACAATTGTTATCAGAGTCTGTTCACATGTACAACGGTGTCAACAAGCAGTTGATTACGATTGACGGTTACTTTGATGACAGAGGACGTCCAGTCATTGACAAAAAGACTAAAGAACATAAGACACTAGAAGACCCTCAGTATCTATTGTTTGAGAAGTGTATGCGTGGTGATACGAGTGACAATGTATTTTCTGCTTACCCTGGCGTACGTAAGAAAGGCACGAAGAACAAGACAGGTCTTATCGAAGCGTTTGCTGACAAAGACAAAGGCGGCTTTAATTGGAATAACATAATGTTACAACGATGGACAGATCATAACGAGGTCGAGCATAGAGTAAGAGATGACTACGAACGCAATCGTACATTGATCGATCTAACTGCTCAACCTATTGAGTTGAGAGATGACACTGACAAGTGTATCAAAGAAGGATTAAATGCTAACAAGAATGTAGCACAAGTTGGTGTACATTTTATGAGATTCTGTGGCAAATATGAACTGAATAGAATTAGTGATCAAGCAGATAGTTATGCTAAATGGTTGAACACATCATACGAGGGTAAGTTGATAAATGCCTAACAATAAAATTAACGGAGAAGACATGATTATAGATATTGAATTGACAGCCAAGCCAATTACGGACGGTGAGTTTTGGATTTTAACAGACGGTAAAAATAAAGTAGGAAACGTATCCGCAAACCATGCAGGTTTTGGAGTCCAACTTCAAGGCAGTTTCTTTCAGTTTGAATCTACTAAAGATATCCAGAAGAAAACTAAAATTAAGTTTGTTGCTCCTGAAAAAACAGAACTACCAGAAACAACTCCGTATCCAGAATACCCGACAACGGCTCGTACTTATAATTCAGTATTTGATGTTAAACGTGGATTACATGTTTTCACTAAGACTAGAAAAAGTAAATGTTTTCACGCCGCAGGGTACTTTGTAGTCGAACATAATGGCGTTAATCAAGTGATTTTTTGCCCGAAATACATCTTTATACAGCGATATCCGTATTCTGGCCCATTTAAAACAAAAGATGAAGCAAAAAATCAGATAAATATAGTATGATATTAACTAATGTTACATATTAAAGATTTTGTAAATAAGATGTCAGTAATGGAAAGTAAACAGAATTCGACTGTAGTACTAACTATTGATCAAGCCCGAGGGCTAAGAGATGACATAACAAACTTGCTGGCAGACTTGCATGAGTTTAGTAAAGAGAAAAACATGAATGAAGAAACAATTAATGTTCAAGTTAAAGGTGGATCCTTCTAATGAGTAGAAGTTCTCCATCTGTTATCTTAGAGTATGTAGATAAAGAAACATACAAGTGCGACCAAATCATTGAGGCTTCTGGAATATGGGCAGTCTATTATGATGATCAACCTATTAACTTAAAATCTTCACATTACCTAAATGGTGATGCCGCACCTAAATACAAGAAGACAAGTTTTTCAAATCCTGGACATGCTAGGAATTTGTGTCGTAAATTAAATGCTCAATTTAAAACTGACAAATTTACAGTAGTCTTTTTAAATGCGGGACGTAAAGTATATCCCGATGATATTTCCGAAGACTAAAAAACAAATTACTCAAGCCGTCTTAGACTCTTTGCCTAGAGGTCAATATCATTCAGTTCCCCTCGACAATGTTATATTTGATTGGTGGTTGACTGGTAGAGGTGGTCAAGGATTACGATTAAACGCGGCAGGACTAGAGGCATTTAAACTAGCAAAACTTGAATACTATGATTTTCCTTTAGGATTGGAATCTCCAAAAGGATCAAAAAGAAGAATAATTGCTCCAGAGTCATTTGTACAAGAACTTATCAAAAAAATTAGTTGCCCATATTATTTAGGAATAATAAAAAGCGAACCATTTATCAGAGTTTACGATCACAAAACAGCAATGATGATAACATTACATGGAACACTAAGAGATTACTTAGACGCCACTAGCATATGAAACTTACTTCATTAATAGGGAACTTAACTCCTCGTTCTCCTGGCGTTGCTATTTCATCTACACTTAAAGTTATCTATATAACTTATAACAAATTAAGAAATCCTAAAAAAGTGTCAGCAACATTTGACTCCCCGGTACCCAATGAAGATGTAAGTAGAATTTTTAAAGAGTTGATGATTGGCTGGGGCATAGATACAAAAGATTGGCATTTATGTATTGACGCCAGAGAAGAATATTTTTTGCCACATGAAGACATACCCGATGTATTGTCTTCATTCAACTTCAAAGATATTACTATTTTTTGTAATTCAATTAAAGACACAGATGTTCCTTATATTATTGAAACTCATCCAACTGCTTGTATCATTTTAAGTCATTGGTATGATATCTTACAAGAAGAAAACATTAACTGGAAGCAAGTGAATTGGGATAGACATTTTATAATCCTGGCAAGAAAACCTACATTAAAAAGAGTTAACATGGTAAAACATATGTTAGATTATTATAAAGATCATACAATATGTTCTTGTGGCATAAGAAGTCATGGAAAAGGTCCAAGCAGGAAACCTATCACAGTCCGATTAAACAAGAATTTATCTGTTATGCCTAAGGCTACAAAAGATAATGAACACTATGTAAACCAAGTTCATCACAATATAAACTTTACAGATTTAATGAGTCCTCACTCATATCCAATTTCTATCGAAGACGGATCAAAATTAATTACTGAATTTCAAGGAGAAACTGGAACTGATTATAACTTCTTTAACAATGCTGTTAATATTATATGCGAAACAATGGAAGAAGATTGGCAACAGATTAATCTTAGTGAAAAGACATTTAAACCATTTGCTTGGCATCAACTTCCTATTTGGCACGCCTCTCCTGGAACGGTAGCAGAAGTTCGCAAACTTGGATTTGATGTATTCGATGATATCTTTGACCATTCATATGATAGTATGACACAGTATGACATAAAAAAAGAATTTCTTTTAAATCAAATAAACTTATTTTATGAAAAGTATGACACCCTTGATAAATTAACTAATTTAAAACAAGAACTTTTTCCCAGGCTCCAAGCAAATAATGAGCGAGTTTTGTATTGGGTAAATGAAGAGAAGAAACTAGTTGACAAGGTGCTACTAAATGTAGCATAATAGGCTACTATGTATAAATAGTCATTGTAGGAGGGTCCTACATGAGCATTCTTTGCTAACACACTAAAGACACACTGGAGTATAGACTTGAAAATGATTCGTAGTATTGGAAAAAATTTGTTTGGTTGTGACGGGGGCGAAATATGTGAAAACTTAGGTTTTCTATTAATTGGTTCATGTTGCTGTTACATCATCGTTATATCAATAGCACAAATTACACCGTAAAGTTCCTCAAAAACTCAACACTAAATGCCCATTTCGAAAGATTTGGGCATTTTTTTGGCTTGACATTGTACCCTAAAGGTAGTATAATAGTAGTATATTATTGACACACAGAGATTGATCTATGAACAAAATTATTACGATTGGCATGACTATAATGCTTACATCATGTGGCGGTGGTGGCGGTGGTGGCACTGATATTGGTGCGGCACTCATCACTGCAGGTGGTAGTGGAACTGGGGGAAATGGTGGCAATAACACGACTACTCCAACAGTCTCTTTATCAGCGAGTTCATATGAGGTGGTGGCTGGGGACACAATCACATTAAACTGGTCAAGTTCAAACGCAACATCATGTACAGCATCTGGCTCTTGGTCAGGCTCTCA